TGGAAAATTCTTAACAATAGCAGCAACTCTTATAGATTCAGGCGGACACCATACTGGAAGTGTTTATAAATATGTTTACAAAAAAGAAAAAAGAGGAATTTATGCAATTAAAGGGCAAGGAGCTTGGGGAGTTAATATTTTAAATGGTTTTAGGAAAACAACAAAAAAAGGAACTCCTTCAGTGAATTTACTTAGTTTAGGAGTAAATGCTTTAAAAGATTTAATATATTCAAGACTTTCTATTTTGCAAGGAACAGGGAAATGTCATTTTCCAAAAGCAAGTACACAAGGATATGGAATAGACTATTTTAAAGGGCTAACTTCAGAAGTAAAAGTAAAAAAATCTACTCCTAGAGGAATGAAAATAGCTTGGGAGATACTTGATGGAAGAAGAAATGAACCATTAGATTTAAGAAACTATGCAACAGCTGCAATTGAATTAATTCCAATAGATTTACACGACAAAAAATACAATAGAAAAGGAGATAGAAAATGAGTTTTACAGTAGAACAATGCCAAGAACATTTAGATGCTTGGCTAGAAGCAGATTTAGCTGTCACGAAAGGACAGAGTTATACGATTGGGAAAAGGGTTCTAACAAGAGTTAATGCAATGGAAATCGCAAGAAATATAAAGATTTGGCAAGACAGATTACAACAAGCAAAGAGAAGAAGTTCAGGACCTAGAACAATTCAGATAATTCCAAGATAGGAGGAAATATGAATCTTTTAGATAAAGTAATTGGTTATATAAGTCCTAAGAATGGGATTAATAGATTAAAAGATAGAAAAATATATAATCTAGCTAAAGTAGAACAAGGTTATTCCAATAAAGATGATCCAGTTTTAGAAAATTGGAAGGTTACATCAAATAGTCCTGATGAAGATATTTTATATAGTCTTGAAGATTTGAGAGCAAAATCAAGAAATTTGTATATGAATAACGATTTGGCTGGAGCAGCTTTAAAGAAAATGAGAACTAAGACAGTTGGAAGTGGATTATTACCAAAGCCAACAATAAATTATACATATCTTGGAATGGAAAGAAAAAAGGCAAAGGAATTAGAAAGAATTATAAAAAATAAGTTTAATGCCTGGGCTTTATCAGCAAATTCAGATGCAAGTAGAATGTTTAGTTTTTATGGATTACAATCTTTACTTCAATTAAGTTGGGTAATGAATGGAGATGCTTTTGCAATTCCACTGAGAAAAAAGAGAAAAGGTGTTGATATAGAGTTATGTGTTCAATTACTTGAAGCTGATAGAATTATAAATCCACCTGGAGCAAATCTTCAAACAAAAGCAGGAGTTGAATTTGATGAAAATGGGGAATTAAAAAATTATTATATAGCAACTTCTCATCCAGGAGATACTTTGAATTATACTATAAAATCTTATCCAGCTTTTAATAGTTTAGGTAGAAAAAATATTTTACATATATTTGAACCTGAAAGAATTGGGCAAAGAAGAGGAGTTCCTATATTAGGACCTATTATATTCTCATTAAAACAACTAGGAAGATATAAAAGTTCAGAACTTACAGCGGCTGTTATAAATGCAATGATAGGACTTATAGTAGAAAGCGATAGTGCAGATGATGAAGGCTTTGCTGGAAGTTTTGGAATGCCTATGGATGAAGATGAAGAAAGAAACATTGAAAATAAAAAAAAGACTGAAGAAAAAATAAGTTTAGATCATGGAACACTGGTTGTAGGAAAACCAGGAGAAAAAATAAAAGAGTTTGCAACTAATAGACCAAATAAACATTTTAAAGATTTTGTTGAAGCAATATGCGAAGAAATTGGTGCAAATTTAGAAATAAGTAAAGAAGTTTTAATGTCAAGTTTTAAAAATTCTTATAGTGCAGCAAAAGCTTCATTAGAAGAAGCTCATCAAAGATTCCAAGTTTCAAGAAAAATTTTAGAAAGGACTTTTTGTCAACCTATCTATGAAGAGTTTGTTTTAGAACTTATAAGAAATGGAGATATAGATTGTCCTGGATTTTTTGAAGATGAATCTATTCGTTATGCTTTTACTCGTTGTATCTGGGTTGGTGCTGGTAAATCATCATTAGACCCATTAAAAGATGCAAATGCTAATTCAAAAGAATTAGAAAATTATACAACAAGTAGAAGCATCATATCTGCTACGAGTGGATATGATTTTGAAGAAATCTTTAGGGAAAGAGCTGAAGAAGAAAAAGAATTAGCTCTCCTTGAAAGAGAATTAAAAAATATTCGCAAGGGGGTGAAAGATAATGGAGAGAAATCTTAAAAATAATTTTTTTGAAATAAAAAATCTAAGTGAAAATACTGCTGAAATTCGTATATATGGAAGTATTACAAAATGGGCTTGGGAAGAATATGGGGAAATTAGTTCAGCTAATTTCGCAAAAGAATTACAAAAATTAAAAAATGTTTCTCATATAAATTTAAGAATTAATTCTCCTGGTGGAGATGTTTTTGAAGCAAGTGCGATCTATAATCTCTTAAAAGATTATGCCAAAACAAATAATGTTGAAATTACAGGATATATAGATGGATTAGCTGCAAGTGCTGCAAGTTTTTTAGTTTTATGTGCTTCAAAAGTAGTGATGGGGACAGGAGCACTATACATGATACATAATCCTCTAAGTTCAGCTTATGGAAATGTTGAAAAATTAAAGAAACAAATAGAATTATTAGACACAGTAAAAGAAGCTATTTTAGATATTTATTGTAGCAAATCTAAATTAAGTAGAGAAGAAATATCTGAAAAAATGAATAATGAAAAATGGTATCGTGCTACTGAAGCACTTGAAGCTGGATTTGTTGATGAGATAGTTGAAAATGATAATTCATTAGAAAATATTAAAAATATATCAAATGAGTTACATATTGAAAACTTTATTAATCAAGATTTATTAAAAGAAAAATTAAAAGAGATTGAAAATATAAAAAATATAGGAGGAATAACAATGCCAAAAAGTGTAAAAGAATTATTAAATGAATATCCAGATTTGATGAATGATTATAGAAATCAAATCATTAATGAAATCGGAGAAAATCAAATAAATAAGATAGAAGCTGCAATAAAAGCTGAAAGAGAAAGAATACAAATTCTTGATGGAATACCTACTTTAAATGATAGTCAAAAAGAAACTATTAATAAGGCTAAGTTTGAAGAACCTAGAGATCCAAAAGATATCATGGCAGAATTCTTTATGTCAAATGCAAATAAAGCAAATCAAGAAATTCAAACTTCTAAAACAGATATTTCAAATGCTGGATTAGATAAAATACCACCTTCTAATACTGATTTAGGAGATAGTTCAGTAGAAAATGAAATATATGCAGCAGCATTAAATATATATAATGATGAAAACAAATAGGAGGGAAAAATGAAAAATAAAATTTACTCAGAAAAGGATATAAGAATATTTCAAGGGAATTTTCCAGTTGAAACTATAAATCAAACTTTAAAAACAAAAGTTGAAGCTGGAGATGTTATAGCACTAGATAATGCAAAAAACTTTGGAAAATATGATGGAACAACATATTCAAGTGTTTATGGAGTTTCTTATGAAACTATAGAAGAACCTGGAGATGCTACAGTAATTTTAACTGGAGGGCTTGTAAAAGAATTTGTTAAATTTAATAGCAAAGAAAAAGAGCTAACAATTGAACTTAGAAAATTAGGAATATTTGTAAAATAGGAGGAATGTAAATGTTAGGATTATATACACCGAAAACTATAAGAAAAATAAGAGAAAATGTAGAAGTAAAAAGAAATTTTTTAACTGAATTATTTTTCAAAAAAGAAACACCAGTATCAACAGAGGAAATAATATTAGAGTATACAAAAGCAGGAGAAGCAGTTGCTCCATATTTAACACCTTTAGAAGCAGGTAGACCTGTATATTCAAGAAGTAAAAAATCAAATGTAATTATAGCACCATCAATAGGACCTGAATATTCATTAACACCAAAAGATATGTTTGCAAGAGAAGCAGGGCAAGCTATAGAAAATTATAGTCCTGCAAAAATGGTTGGTGAAAAAATTGGAAGAGTTCTATTAGACCAAGAAAATTACATTACAAATAAAATAGAATTAATGGTTTCACAATTTTTAACAACTGGAATTGTTAAATCTGGAGATAAAGAAGCAGAATACGAAGTGAACTATGAACTTGGAAACAAAGTAACATTAGATAGCACACATAAATGGACTGCTGCTGGAGTAGACCCATTATTTAGTTTAGATGAAATGATAAAAAAAGCAGAAGAAAATGGTTTAAAAACTGAAAATATAATTTTAGGGTCAAAAGCTGCTGAAATATTAAGAAAATCAGAAGAATTTAAAAAAGCTATTTCAAAAGATTTACAAAATGAATTTGTAAAAAAAGTATTAAGAATACATCCAGGTGTAGTTTGGTTAGGAACATATACAACATATGGAGTAGAGTTATTTTCTTACAGCAGAAAAGTAATAGGACCAGATGGGAAATCAATACAATTAATGCCTACAAATATGGTTGTTGGTGGAGCTTCACAAGGAGAAATTTTATATGCTCCTGTAATATTCATGTCTGAAGGAATTATTCATATGGCAAAAAGATATTCAAATTTAGACACAACAAATCCAAAAGTTGCAAAAATTACTACTGAATCAAGACCAGTATTACAGCCTTGTGATGTAGATACTTATTTCTCTTATGTAGTATGTGATGAATAATGGATAGAGAGCAAAAGCTCTCTATCTAAAAAATTAGGAGGATAAATGAAAATAAAATTTGAAAGAATATATGGAGAAAACAGAATAGGAGATGTTGTTGAATTTGAAAAAGGTGAAGAATTAAATTATATTCTAACAACAAACACAGCATCAATTATAGAAGATGATAATTTCGAAAATAACGAAATTCTTGAAACAGAAAAAGAAGAAAAAGAAACTTCAGAAAATAATAGTGAAATAGCTAAAAATGGAAAAACTAAGAAAAAATAAAAGGATCAAAAATGAACTTTAAAGAACAACTGAAAGAAGATATAAAAGTTTTTCTAAACTTAGATGAGTTTGGAGAAGAGATAATCATTCAAAACAAAATGTATATTGGAGTTATGGAAAGACCAGATAATAAAATGAACAAAGATGAATACGAAGGACTTTCAAAAGAAGTTGATTATATACTTTATTTAGAGTATGAAGCAGAATTAGAAAAATACACAGCGGGAAAGCAAATAGACGTAAATAATGGAACATTTGAAGTCTATAGGTCTTATAAAGAAGAAAGTTTAATTATTTTAGAACTTCAAGAAAGGATAGGAATTTAATGCAACATTTTTTGGAAGTAAAAAATATAGACCTAGCTCAAAATATGTTAAAAACTATTCCTAACGGAATTGAAAGAGCTATTACTGGAACTATTAATAGAACTCTTAATAAAGTTAAAACTGAAATAAAAAATAAAACAACTTCTGAATATAACATAAAAAAGAGCGATATTGAAAGTAAATTAAATTTAACAAAAGCTACATTTTCTGTTTTAAGAGGAACAATAGCTGCTAAAACTCCAAGATTAGCTTTATCTAAGTTTTTAACTTCTCAATCAAAAAGTCAAATAAAAGTTAAAATAAAAAAAACCGAAAACTCTAAAATAGTTAAAGGGAAAAATGAATATACTGGAAAACCTTTTATAGCCACTATGAAAAGTGGACACAAAGGGATATTTCAAAGAAAAATCAATAGCAGATTTCCGATTAAAGAATTGTATACAATAGGAATTTCTGAAATGTTAGGTTCAGAAAATGTTTCAAGTTATGCAGTAGAAAAAGGTGAAGAATATTTAAATGAACTTCTATTAAAAGAAGTTTCAAGGATATTGAAAGGGTATATTTAATGATAGATATAAAAACTTTAGAAGAAAATATAAAAGAAATGATACTGCCTATTATAACTCAAAAGAAATATAAAGCTTATAAAAGTGAGGAATTAAGAGAAATAAAAGTATATACTGGATTACTTCCACCAGACCCAGAAGAAACAATAATTCCAGCAATAACAATAAGAACTCACAAAGTTAAGAATTCGTTAGACAAAAAAATACTAACATTAGTTATATCTACAGGTATTTTTAACAAAGATGTTAAAAAAGGATACGAAGAAGTATCTGAAATAACTCAAAAAATATTGGATGAAATTCAAAAGGTTGGAATAATTGAAAATAGATTTGAAATTCTTCCTGAAGCTGAATGGGTATTTCCAGAAGAACAGCCAGTTCCATTCTATTTAAGTTTTATTTATATAAATGTTGTTTATGAAAAGGATTATAGAACAGATACAGATAATTGGATAAATGGAGGTGATTGAATTGCCTAAGGCTATTCAAAAAAATGAAGAAGAAATAAATAAAGAATTGAAAGAAGAAGTAAGAAACGAAATTCAAGAAGATATAAAAGAGGAAGAAAAAGAAGACATAAAAACAGAAGTAAAAGAGGAAGAAAAAGAAGTAGAAGAAAACTTTCAAAAGATATATATTGGACCAACAATAGCTGAATTTTCTCTGCAAGAATATACAATTTTTGTAAATGGCTATCCTTCTAATATTGAGGAAGCAATAAAAAAATATCCACTTACAAAAAAGTTGTTTATAAATGTAGAAGATTTGAATTTAAAAAATAATGAGTATTATAGAACACTTTATAATACTTTAAAAAACGAAATAAGGGGGAATATAAATGGCATTTAATCATGGTATTACAGCAACTGAAAGTCCTACAAAATTACTTGCAGCAGTTAGTGATAGTATAACTCCAGTGTATGTAGGAACTGCACCAATAAACTTATGTAAAGATAAATATATAAATGAACCTATTCTATGTAGTTCTTATGCTGAAGCAGTAGAAAGTTTTGGTTTTTCAGAAGATTTTGAAAAATATACATTATGCGAGGCAATTGACGTTCATTTCTCAAAGTTTAATATAGGGCCAATCATTTTAATAAATGTTTTAGACACAACAAAACATATAAAAGAAGTTACTAACAAAACAATAACTTTTGTAGATGGGAAGTATTTGTTAGAAGATATTGGAATTTTACCAGAAACTGTTGTTATAACTACAACATTTGAACATACAAAAACTTTCAATGAAAAAGGGCAACTAGTTTTAATTCCAAAAGAAACTAAAACAGATCCAATAGAAGTTAGATACAGTGTAATTGACATAGAAAAAGTTAAAGAAACAGATATTATTGGTGGAATAGATGGAGCAACTGGAAAGAAAAAAGGATTAGAGGCAATTGCTGAAGTCTTTCCTAAATATAGAAAAGTTCCTAGTCTAATTTTAGCTCCGAAATATTCTAGTAATTCAACTGTAGCAGCTGTAATTGAAGCAAAAGCGAGAAAAATAAATGGACATTTTCAAGGGATTGGGCTTGTTGATTTAGATACATCAAAAATTAAGAAATATGGAGATACAGTAGCAAATAAGAATACAAATAACATTTCATCAACTTTCTTAGATGTAAGCTGGCCAAAAATTTCTTTAGGAAAACAACAATATAATATATCTACTCAAAAAGCAGCATTAATTCAAATGCTAGCAAAAGATAATGAAGACATACCATTCAAATCACCTTCAAACAAAAATATAAAAGGTGATGGAGCAGTTCTTCTTGATGGAACTCCTATAAGATTAGGATTAGATGAAGCTAACTACTTAAATAGTCAGGGAATTTCTACAGTTATAAATTGGATTGGTGGATGGAGATTTTGGGGGAATAGAACATCTTGTTACCCAGCAGTATCAGATCCTAAAGATTCATTTATAGTAAGTAGAATGATGTTTAACTGGGTTATAAATTCTCTTGTATTAACATATTGGCAAAAAATTGATGAGCCAACAAACAAGGTATTAATAGAAACAGTAACAGATAGTATTAACATTTGGTTAAATGGTCTTGTTTCAGCTGGAAAGTTAATAGGTGCTAGAGTTGAATTTAGAAGAGAAGACAACCCACAAACTAGTTTAATTGATGGAAAAATAAAATTTAAGCTATATTATACACCAGCTCTACCAGCTGAAGAAATTAAATTTGATTTAGAAATTGATGTTAAATATTATGAAAAATTATTTTAGGAGGTAAAAATGGCTAAAACAATCGGAATAATCCCTGAAAAGATAATAAATTATAAATGTTTTATAGATGGGGAGATGTCACCAACAGCTTTAGTTGACGTTGATTTACCAGATATACAATTTATGTCTGAAACAATTTCAGGGGCAGGTATTGCTGGAGAAATAGATTCACCAACATTAGGGCATTTTTCAGCATTTGAAATTGGAATGAATTTCAGAACATTAATTAAAGATAACTTTAAAACGTTTTCTCAAAAAGTGTATGCTTTAGAATTTAGAGCAGCAACTCAATCTACTGATATGAGTGGTGGGCAGATAAATAAAGGTAGATTAAAAATATCTACAAGAGTAGTTCCAAAAAGTTTAGGATTAGGAAAATTAGAAGTTGGAAAACCTTCTGGTTCTAACCAAAAATTTGCATGTGCTTATTTAAAAGTTGAAGTAGATAATGAAACTGTTCTAGAAATAGATAAAATTAATATGATTTTCAATGTAAACGGAGAAGATTTACTGGCAGAAGTTAGAGATGCTATAGGAATGTAGGAGGAAAAATGGTAAGAATAAAAAATAAAATTAAATGTAAAAAAGATGATAAAGAGATAGAAATATCGGAGATAAATATAACAAGAGACATGCTTTGTCCTAGACATCTTTTAGAAGCAGAAAAAGAATTTTTATTAATGGGTGGAATATTTCCACAAGGTGGAATGGAAGAATCAAAACATTATTTGACAGTATTAGCAACTAAAATATTAGATTGTTCTTATGATGATTTAGTAGAAAAACTTTCTGGAAGTGAGTTTTTAGAAGTTACAAATCAAGTTAAGGGTTTGTTCGATGGCTTGGGATTAGAAGCACTAGTTTCAAAGATCTTAGAAAAACAATCTTAATCCTAAGCAAAGAAAGTAAATCAGGAATAGAATTTTTTCTAAATATTTCATTCCATGAATTCTTTGAATGGACAACTGATATGGGAGAAATTCTTGAAAAACAAGCACATATATAAATAAGTGGTTGCTTTTTGACAAGATTTATTATAGAATACTGTCAAGAGGTGATGAGTATGTTAAAAGCTATAAAAACTTGGTATAATAAACAACAAGCAATATCAAATGAGTATAGAAAAGAAGCTGTGAAAAATTTTGCAGAAGCTGGGATAACTATAAAAAATATAAAAAAAATATTTTCAAAACTTATTCCATTAATAATATTTTTGGCAATAGGGTTTATCATGTATAACTATGTTGCACCATTTTTTCTAATTGTTTTTGTACTCTTTGTTATAGCAATACTTAGCATACTTAAATTAATTTTTTAAAAAATAAAAGATAAAGTTAAACCACTTATCAAAAAAAGATAAGTGGTTTTTTTATTGTCTGGAGGATTTATGAAAGAAATTGGAATTTCTTTTGGGATAGGAGCAGCACTAGGAACAGGATTTGCTAAAACATTTTCACTTGCAAGTAAAGGTGTTTCTGGACTTAATCAAGAGATTATAAAATTACAAAGAACTCAACAATTATTGGGAAGATATAACGAAGATAAAAAAGCATTAAAAGAAAAAATTGAAGTTATAAAAAAGACTAAATTAGCTATATCTGAACTAAAAGCAAGTATGAAAGATGAAAAAAATCAAACAGCCGAAAATGCAAAAGGATTACAGAACTTAGAAAAAAAACTAAATTCTTTAAATAAGTCTTATTCAGCTGAGCTAAAGCATGTAAGAGAAACAGCTAAAGTATTAAGAGATAAAAAAGTAGATTTAAGTAATACCACTGAAAAATATAAAGAACTAAAAAAAGAAATAGATAGAGCAGCTGAAGCAAGTAAAAAGTTTGCAAAAGCTGAATCTTCTAAACAAATAGGGGATAAGATTTCAAAAATAGGTGGGACATCTATTAAAGCTGGAGCAGCTGGAGTTGGATTATTATACAAGCCTGTACAACAAGCAATAAGTGCTGAGAGTAATTTTGCAGCAGTAAAAAAACAATTTGACTTTAAAGATAAGGAAGAAGAGGAAAATTTTAAAAAAGAATTACATAAAATTATTACTGAAAAGAAAATAGCAATAGGACTTGATGAATTATATGCAGCAGCTGCCAATGCAGGTCAAACAGGATTAAATAAGGATGAAGCTATTAAATATATAGAGCTCGCTTCAAAAACTGGAATGGCTTTTGATATGAATAGAGAAGAAGCAGCAAGTGCTTTATTTAATATGAAAAATTCTTTAAGTTTAACTTATGATGAACTGGTTGAACTGACAGATAGAATAAATTATTTA